CTCCCACCAACCCACCAACCCACCAACCCACCAACCCACCAACCCACCAACCCACCAACCCACCAACCCACCAACCCACCAACCATGATTGGGCGGCGCAAGAAACTAATATCAATTAAAACAGCAAGTTATCAGTCTAAACAGAACACCAACGGGATGGAGGAGAGACAAAAAATATCCAATGAAACCGTAGCGCGTCAGCATTCAAAAGCGGGGTTTCTTATTTTTACTTCACCAGTAACAAATACACTGTATCATAACTACATAAAAATGATTGTTCTGACTCAGATGAATTTCTTACTCTTGTGGAATGTCACTTAATGTTATTTATAGGTAAACAATGAAATCCGAAACGCTAACCATCCAGCAAATTTTCCAAAATCAACGACAATATCGTGTTCCATTCTATCAACGTGCCTACGTATGGACGCAACGAAACCAATGGTCAGCTTTGTTGGAGGATATCTTCGAAAAAGCACAGAGCCGACTTTCGGGAACAAAACCAACCCCTCATTTCCTCGGCGCGGTGGTGCTGGAACCTCAACTCAAAAACAGCTTGTTAGGTGTAGATACCATACATATTATTGACGGCCAGCAACGTTTAACCACTCTTCAATATATTCTGGCATCCATTCGATTATCATTGCGTGCTACAGGCCTTTCTGAACTGGAAGGGTTAGTATTGACTTGCTTGAAAAATACAAACGAAGCAACGATGAGAAATAAAAAGGTAGAATGCTTCAAACTGTGGCCAACTTTTCGAGATCAAACTCATTTTATTCAAAGTCTTAATGTTGATAATATTGACGATCTCCGTAATGTATTTTCTGATAGCTTCACGCAACATGGTACGTTACGTAAACATTTCAACCACCCGCCGTCACTAGAGGCATTATGGTTTTTTACTGAAGCCTTTATAAAATGGATTAAAATAGAAAACCACTCACCACAAGAAAATGCTGTAGCACTAATTGAGGCTGTCTTGACGGATCTGAAACTGGTAAGCATATTTCTCGAAGCTGAAGATGATGCCCAAATAATTTTTGAAACATTAAATGGGCGAGGAGCGGAACTTCATGCAACGGATCTTATTCGCAACTATATCTTTATGTGCGCTGAGCATGAAAATATTAATGCTATTGAATTATATGAAAATGAGTGGAAGATCTTTGAAGATAAATACTGGTCGGAAAAGCAACGCCGTGGACGTATTAATAAACCACGCATGGAGTGGCTTGTACATGCGACATTGCAATCAGAAAGGCAGCGTGAAATTGATCTGTCTCGCCTTTACAATGAGTATCGTGATTATGTAAGTAAGGACTTGCCTTCACAACGAGCAGATCTGCAAGTAAAGCGCCTCAAACAATATGCATCACAATATAAAGAATTGGTTGGTGGTTTTGGCACAACCCCCATCTCACACTTTGGACATCGCATCGCAGCCTATGATGTGACGACACTCTATCCGCTTGCTTTGTTCATTTCGATAGCTAACATCGCCGATGATGAGAAAGCAGCCATGTATAATGATCTTGTCTCCTACGTAGTACGAAGATCCGTATGTGGCCTGACGCCAAAGAATTACAACAATGTATTTATGAATGTATTGCGACACTTGTCTAAAACGGAAATTTCCAGTGTTGAGTTACGTAATATCCTCAATAGCTTAAATGGCGAAGCCTCACGTTGGCCTGGGGACTCAGAATTTCTCAACGCTTGCATCAATGCTCCACTTTATCCTGGCAGGCTCGACGCACCGAAAATGCGCTCAATGTTAACGGAACTTGAAAGAGAACTTTGTCGCCAAGTGAAGACAGAAAAGCCTGATGTTCCAAATCTTTCTAATCTCGATATCGATCATCTTATGCCTCAAAGTTGGTATTCCTGTTGGCCTCTCGAAAATGGTCATATGGTGACAAATTCAGATGCTACGGTAATGAACCAAATTGTTCTGTCTGGAACCGATCTTACCCCTGAACAGCTACTGGTAAGGAAACGGCAACAAGCGATAGCTACGTTGGGAAATCTAACTTTGCTTAACCTTAGCGTAAACCGTTCCGTTCAGAATGCTGTATTTCTGAAAAAACGTGATGCTCTCATCGTCCACACCAATCTACGACTGAACATACCACTTATACTTAAGGATAAATGGGATGAGAGTGAAATACAGGAGCGAGGTAAAAAGTTGGGGGAAATTGCATTGAAAGTATGGCCAAAATACGATTAATGCAATTAATAAAATGATTATAGCGGCCTTACATTAGTAAGGCCGCAACTCACTATTAAATCCTTTAATTTGCATCAAGAACAGCACTGTCAGCCCTAGGCTCTCGGACTTTGTACCGCTTATCTTGTCTTCAAAAATCAGCTCGCATCCTGCACAGTTCAACGCATTACGTTGTAGATCGATTTTCTGGTCATTTGTTGATACGCAAACATAGCCAATAAGCATGGTAGCTCCCTCTGACAAAAGCAGGAATGATGCCATTTTCTCGTTATTTCTGCATTTTCATAAACGTTGGTTTGGGAGAATTATCTCTGGCTGGCACTGCATCGGGTGTCATTGGTCTGAATGGGTATGTAACGATTCCGTTAATTATTTCAGGTTCCCGGAGAACACTGATTATTCAGTGGGGGCAGGCGAGATTTGGTGGGTCTGGTGGTGAAGATGCCGGATATCTTAATGATTTTCCTTTTGCCTTTCCGTCAGCATGTTATGGAATGATAGTTAGTCATGTGGGGCATACACCTTCAGGCGCAGGAATCCTGTCGGCTTCTGCAATTACATCAAATCAGTTCCGCGGTTTTTCAAGCATAGCGACTGCTGCAAATGCTGTATTAGGTCGTTATATCGCTATAGGGGGTTAATATGTTTTATAGTCCATCATTAAACATTTTTGTGAATCCTGCGCTTAAGGATGATTACATTAATGCAAATTCATGGCCAGATGATGCTCTGGCTGTCAGTGATGATGTTTATAATGAATTTGCAATCAATACGCCCCCATATGACAAAATTCGTGTTGCAGGAAAAAATGGATTACCCACATGGGCACTAATACCTCCACCATCGCATGAAGAACTTATTCAACAGGCAGAATCAGAAAGGCAATTATTGCTTAATCAGGCCAACGAATACATGAACAGTAAACAATGGCCCGGTAAAGCCGCTATTGGTCGTCTGAAAGACGAGGAACTGGCACTATATAATTTGTGGCTGGATTACCTGGACGCACTGGAACTGGTGGATACCTCCAGTGCTCCAGATATTGAATGGCCTACACCTCCGGTAACTCAGGCCAGCTAATCTCAGGAGCCGTCGAAGTGTCGACGGCTTTTACTTCTTTTTTGTAGTCCATCCAGGCGGATAGTTTTTCTTTATCTGTACTGCTGATATCACCAAGCATTAATTCCACTCGCCAGTCAGCTGTGACATTATCGGCATGAGCAAGTAACTGCATTCGCTGATTTTCAGCACGTGCGACATAATCAATCGCCGGAGATTTCAGTACCGGTAAACCATTTTCATCTGACGTGATTAATTTACCCCCTTCCTGCTGTCCGGCAATTAATTCATTGTATAAGTCTGTACTTATCTCAACAATGTCAGCAGGCATGTCGCTGTTTATACCATCAAAGAAAAAACCATTAGTCGATTTTGAGAAATAAATCATAGATATACCTATACACCGATTGCTACCCAAAAACAGGACCTTTCATATTTGACAATTTCTCCCTGAGATATACCGCCAACAATTATATAGAACTGTGATTTGGTGATATCAGAACAGTTCGCAATGCCCATTGCAGATATACCCGCCACCGACGTTGTATGTGGTACAGCCAACAGCGCAAGTGAACGACTTGGGAATGTTACCGGGTAAGTCACCGTATAGTTTGATGCTCCACTGACTATACCCCACTGAATAATCAGACCTGAAGGGAGTTTTTGAAAACCCGTTGATGAAAGTGAACTGGCAAACGCCGCCATATCCGGAATTTGGTTTTGCTCGTTACCCACATTTCGTTTTGCCGCTTCTCTCAAACCAAGGTTTTGAAGAGCCGTTTTCACCGTGCCGTCCGATTTGATATCGCCAAACGGATTTTTGCGACTTAACAGCAGCGCACGAAGCGCGGTAAGCAGCTGGTCATGCCGCCCCTTCTCCAGGCTGGCACCGGATGCCTCCACCACGCTGCAGAGCTCTTCCTGCAACATGTCAAAGTAGTCATCATCCAGATCGGTGGCAGGCGTGCCGGTCTGGGGGTTACCACGGGTAAAACCGTTCTTACCCGCGCCGAACTTATCCTTCTGCGCGGTTTTCGTGTCTATACGATGCATGGATTACTCCGGATATTTAAAAATTACGTAGGTATGCGACGGGCAGAGTTTGTTAAGCACACATTCGACAACTGTGTCGCCCCAGATACGCAGTGCGGAATCACAGGGATCGCCACATGTCATCCAGGTGGTGTTGGTGGCGGCTGG